GACTTGTCGCTACGGGCAGATAGCCTCAAAGAAGACATCCCCAAAGGGGAATACCTGCTGAGCCTGCCGTTGACCGGCCTGGTCGGCGACACGCTCCACACTGCCGACGCCAGCACCGCCAGCGGGCAACATCAGCATCTGCTGCCGAAGACCCTGCGCGGCATTCGTCCCAATGACCGGGTGCTGGTGCTCTGGGTCGGGAATCAGCCCGTCGTGATCGCGATTCTCTCGACGAGCAAGGAGGTGGAGCTGGATGGCCGATAACCTTTTCCCGCTGGGCTATAACGACCTGGTTGCCTCCGCCGAAGAGGCAACCGATCCATCTGCCATTGGCTACCGCCCTGGGATTCGCTTTGACTTCCGAACTGGTGACTTCGTGCGCGACGGTCGGCGACAAATGCAGGACGCTGACGGCGTGGAGTCGTGGGAGGGCTGGTGCCAAGCATGCCTGCTCACCGAACGCTATCAGCATTTAGCCTACTCTACTGACTTCGGTATCGAAACCAGGGCGGCCTTCGCGGCGGAAACGCGTGATAAGGCGGAAGCGTTACTGGAACGCCAAATCACCGAGGCGTTGCAGGCCGATCCCTATGGTCGCACGGCTTATGTCGAGGACATTCTGTTTGTGTGGGATACCCCCGATAGTGTACAGGTCACGGTAACTGTGCGCGGAATAGACAACGTCACGATTTATGTGACCGCCGATCTCACTGCTGATCTGACGCCCGCATAACTCCTATTTCCTCAAGGAGGTGAACCCCATGGAGGACTTCACTTTACCGACATTCTTATCCAATAAGAGCGTCAATACGATCCATCAGGCGATGTTGAACGAGCTGCCCGACGACTTCGACAAGAGCGAGGGGCAACATATCTACAACTTCACCCGTCCAACCGCGCTGGTTGCGGCGGAGCTTTGTCAGCAGATTCTCCCGAACGTCGTTCGACTGATTTTTCCCAAATCCGCTTACGGCGAATGGCTCGACTTTCACGCCCAGGTACGCGGGATCTCCCGCCGAGCAGCGACGGCATCGGCGGGCGTGCTTCATCTGACCGTCAAACTGGGGACGACAATCCCTGTCGGTGCAGAGTTTGCTACCGCTTCCATAGACGGGCAGCCGTCCGTTGTATTTGCGGCAACAGAAAGCCGTTATGCCGAAAGCGATACAGTCGAGCTGCCCGTGAAGTGCACCCAAACGGGCACCATCGGCAACGTCATCGCTCATACCGTCGTCTTTAAGTTGTCCAAACTGGACGGCGTGACGGCTGTCGAAAACCCCGCCGCTATTACCGGCGGCACAGAAGAAGAAAGTGACGACAGCTTACGCGAACGAATCATGATGCAGGACAGCGCGAAAAGCGTTTCTTATGTCGGCTCGGTCGCTGACTACAAGCGCTGGAGCAAGGAAGTTGCGGGGGTTGGTGAAGTCACGGTTATTCCGGCCCAGGACGATAGCGGCTTAGTTACGGTCGTCATCACGGATAGCAACGGCGATCCTGCCAATGAAATGCTTTGCAAAGCGGTCTATGATTACATCATGTCGCCGGACGATCCCGAACTTCGGCTGACTCCCCCCAACGCGAAACTGCGCGTTTCCCCGCCCGAAACGCTCGTTTTGCACGTCAACGCAACGATTGAATTAGAAGCGTCGTCCAGCATGGAGGCCGTCAAAAACGCCTTTTGCGCGGCGGCGCAGGCTTATCTTGCTACGGCACGGGCTGACGGCGAAGTCCGCTTTACCCAAATCGGGCGGATTCTCGCCGACGTTGCCGGCGTGTATGATTACGACTCTTTGACGATAAACGGCGGTATAGATAATATACCGATTACGGTAACACAGCTCCCGCAGGTCAGCCGGGAGAGCGTCACATTGCAACAAGGGGCGGTGCATTAGTATGCGATATCGTACCGATTTAATGTTGCAGATTCTCAAAAGCCCCAACGCGCAACGAATCATCGATTTTATCGCGCCCATTTATGGCGAAAGTTACGTCGGCTTGTGGCTGCTGGAGGTCATCGGACTAGCGTTGGACGAAGTAACCAGCTACGCGGAATCCCTGCCAGCGCAAACGCTTCCGCAAACCGCAACCTGGACCCTTCCCTACTGGGAGGACGAATACAACGTCACGCCGGACGAGAGCTGGACCATCGCCCAACGGCAGGCGAACGTCTTGGCGAAAGTCAAGTATGTGCCGCCGGTCAACCCGACGAAGCTCGCCGAGTTCGCGGCTGCTGTCACCGGCGCGCCCTGCAAAGTGATCGAGAATGTGTCCCAAAACACCTTTTCTGTCGAGTTTCAGGGCTATGTGCCGACGCTGGAGCGTCTAAAAGGCGTCATTGAAGAAGCCAAACCCGCCCATCTAATTTGGCAGGTTCGGGCTGAATCACCGAAAGTGACTCAGCCACTTTATATCTCCGCGATTCAGACAGCCCAGTATTCGAGAACAGCGTTGCCGATTTTATCATAAGAGATCCGTCAGAGATCTATCCTAGCCGATCTACCATAACCGAAAGGAGGGATGTGTATGAATGCGCTTCGCGGTTTGGCAATCACGACCGCCGGACGCGCTTTGCTCGTCAAGCTGGCCGCGACGGGCCGCGTCTTGACGTTGACACGCGTAGTATTTGGATCTGGCAAGCTGCCGACTGACACTACAATCGCCGATTTTCAGAATCAAACGGCACTCGTCGCGCCAATCGTCGAAGGGACCAGCACGACGCCGATTTTCGAGAATGACGCACTTTCCATGGTGCTGGAGTTCCGCTCCGATATGCACGGCGGATTGGACCATGATATTTCTATTAATGAATACGGTGTGTACGCAAGCGATCCTGACGGTGCTGACGTGCTTCTACTCTATGGAAACCTTGGCGATTACCCCGATACCGTAGCGGCTTATCAGCCAGGCGTTATTACGACGCGTGGCTATCCCCTTTCTATTACGATTACTTCTGTCCCTGACGTGCGGATTGATTTCACGGCCTCTGCCTTTTTGACCAGCCAGGAAGCGTATGATCTGCTAGAGGCTTGCATGAAGCGCACGGCACGCATGAAGGCGATCGACGTTGTGATCCCTGTCGAAGCGTGGACACGCAACGGGGAGGGACGCTATTCGTACTATGCGGATGTTCCTTACAAGACGGTCAGCGCCCAGGATTACCCCCAAGTGACCTTACATCTGGACAGCCTAACTGCCGCGTTTACTTGTGGGCTTAGTCCGCTTGTCACTACATTTGATGGCATACTACGCTTCTATGCACAACAACCACCTACGGCAACAATCTCAGGGATCTGCCAGCTATGGAAGGAGGGAGCCGATAACCCGGTCGATGGCGATGACGCGATCATGCTGAAGCTGGAAAACTACACCGGGGGAACTGAGATTTCTGCAATTGTCAATGGCGTACTTTACGACGCCCCCAACATGAGTACCGACGCGCAAAACGCGCCCGATGGTACGATTCTCGTAACACGAAAGGAGTAACGAACATGGCAACATCGAAGGCTATTTTGGAGAAAATCAAGATCGAAAACCAGGTGCAGGACCTTCTCACCCGCTCCAATGGGGATTTGGTCAAAGTCGTTTACAACGGTGTCGAGACCACGTTATCTTCCGCACTGGGCACCATCCTTGCCAGTGTCAACAATCTGCCAACTTCCGCGAATGTCGATAGCAAGATCAAAACAGCGATTGATAACCTGATCGGCGGCGCACCGGCTACCTACGACACTTTGAAGGAGATCGCCGATTATATCGCATCTAATGAGGAAGTCATGGACACGCTCAACACGCTGGTTGGCAAGAAGGCCGATAAGGAAACGGTGGATAGCATTCAAGCAGCAGTGCAGGCGCTTGGATCACTGGCGAAAAAGAACGCTGTCGCGGAAAGCGACCTGGATGCTACGCTGGCGCAGAAGATCAACAACGCCGCCAACGGCAACCACAGCCACACCAATAAAGCCGTTTTGGACGGCATCACGAGCGGAAAAGTGTCCGCGTGGGACGCAAAAGCGGACAAAACCGTTGCAACGTCGTCTGCCGCAGGTCTGCTCAGCTCCAGTGACAAGCAGCGTCTGGACGCCCTGCGCGGCGTGCGTTACGGCACAGACGTTCCCAGTGATTTGCAAAACGGGGAGCTATTCGTTCAAATCGTGAACGAAGCCTAAACCAAAGGGGGCTTTTTTATGGCTGCCACAGAACGCGATGTCAGACTCATTGGGAAGGGAAAGAACGGCGAGACTACTGTTAATTTTCCTATTACCCGTTTGAGTA